TTATAGGGTCAACGCTTTGTCCTGACCCAGAGAAGCCTTGGTGAGATACAGTAAATCCAAATCCAAATACACCCCCTTGTTTTAACTCTTGACCAACAGAAGAAAAGTCTATAAAAGCATCGGAGTCAGTGGCCGTAACCGTAGAAGCTGTATCTATGGTGTAGTCAACCCCATCGCTTTGTGAGCCTAAACTTAAAGTCGTGGTAAGGTTTTGAGAAATGCGTTCCGCCGTATAGTTGGTGTCAATGCGCCCTCCCGTAGCGGTAGTTAAATCGTATCCGTCCTCATAGTTACCATACATCAAGCGATTGCCCATAACGGTTTGAGCCTGAGCAATAAGAGGCACGTTATCGTAGAGACGCAATATCTCAGACGAAGGCAACAGTGTATATATCTGCTGATTGGTAAAGTTGACCGTTTGTACTACGCCATCAGGCCAGCCAGATTCTTGCTTGATATACTTCTGCATAACCCTCACGTCGGAGTCGTTACCTAGCTTGAAACATATATCAATTCCAATTACATCCGAACCTCCTGTGTTGACGCCAACTACCGCTGTGTTGTAGCGGTTAAGCATACCGTCGTTAAAGTTAGTGTCAGGGTCTAAGCTAAAGGGGCTGCTTTCAAATGCTACATCGGTAAACTGTGACAGAGCACTATACTCGTTGTCAATGTATTTATATCGATACGAAAACGAAACGAAATTGGTCTCTAAATAGTTTTCTTCGCCAGGCACATCGATAAGCTTAAGCGTAGGAGCTTTTCGGGGTGGCTTCTTAATGACCGATATATCATCCTCTGTAATCTGGTCAACGTGCCCTGATGTTGGCTCAAGGTAGCTGCGCGTGACGTTAATTTTACGCGGCGGGTTAACATCGTCGGTAAAGAATAATAAGTCCTCAACTTTATTAACTCCAGTGATAAGGAACGTAGGGTTAAAGCTAAGCACGCTAGTGCTGACTACGTGATATACAAGAAGGTCGGTATTGGTGTTATACGAAACAACCATATCTACCACTCCAGTCGATGAAGTGGTATTAGAACCGTCGTGAATAAACCAGTAAATAGTTTCATTGACACCGTCCTCAAATGAGCCAATACACTGAGCGGAATCTAAATCAACGCCTTTATACTGTAAAGTAGTAAGCTTAGTATTTCCCTTGGAATTCTCTACAGAGCCTACCTCAGAGCCTTCCGTAGAGCCGAGACGTACATTCAACGCGTTGATATACTCTCCATTAGGAACAAGGCGCTCGTCGACGCTCTTGTTCATACGCCCCTTAATAAAGTGTCTCTTTACGTTGCCCATTATTTAATCCACTTATTTTGTCCGCGCAAGTTCATCAAAAGACGCCCAGGGTGTATGTTGCTGATACGAATCTTTGCGTTGCGCAGCAAAGCAGATTTATTTTTCTTCGACCGATTTACCACGTACTCCTGTGTACCCATATGTGAATTCAGCAATGCGTAAGAGATATACGCATAAACATAGTCTTCGAAAAGTTTGTTGACTGTAATCAAAGAGTCATCACCGCCCTCCATACCGTCGCTTACATATTCAAGGATGCAGCTTTCGCCCGACATAACCGAGCTAAAGTTGATGACGCCAGCTTTAGGGTCTATACGGAAAGTAGGGTTAGCATTAGCGGTCTCTGTATTAAGTCCAAACCAAGCGCCCCCTACAGGAAAGTCAAAATACCACAATCCATCAATACACCACCCCTCGTATCCGTTATACGGACTGTTTTCGTTGAGGTACATAGACTTCAACGTTTTATTGAGGCGGGCCTCATCGATAGGCGAGAACTCGGGCTTAAGGGCCGCGCCTGTCTCGTCAAACAAGATGCGATTGCTGGAATCCTGTAGGTAAGCCTGAGCGCTAGTTACTTGAATATTTTCAGTCAAAGGAAAAACCACCCCGTTCTTAAACATAGATACCCGAACCCAGTTGACATAGTCGCTAGGAAGGATAAACCGCAGGTCGTCCGATACGTTAAGCTGCAATACCTTAATTTCTTTAAATGCGTCGTAGTTCAGCTCTTGTATAGCTCGCTTGGCGTGAAACAGAATCTTATACCGAGACTTCTCGTTGACCAGCTCGTTGTTACCGCTGTACATAAGCTGGTAGTTGCTGACGATATCGCGCAGGCTCACGTATTGATATGAACCCCAGTTCGCATCTTCAGGTGAAGCTCCAGCGTTCTCATAGTATTGGTATTGAGTTAGGTATGCCATATTACTTGCTTGCTTGGTCGTCTAGCTGTTCTTGTCCCAGTGAATAATTTACCACATCCATCTCACGTATTGATACCCCTGAATACTGTAAAATCTTATTTACCAATCGAGGCTCGTCATCAGCAGGCAACTCAAAGTCTTGGTAGTCGGCTTGGCCTTGGTCAAATACAGGTTCGCCTGCCGTAAGTGTTGAGTACGTCCAGTTGGGCTCTAGCGGGTAGCGGATATACTGAATTGTTCCCGAGGTAATAGTGTTAGGATATGCCGTTGCATTATTCCCATTCTGCACATATGCAGGGAAACTCAGCGATGGCGCGGTCAGGTACGAAGAGAGGAGTAAATTAATTTTTGAGTTTGATACCTGCTCCATCTCGTAGTTGCTTCCTGTAGGGAGTAGTTTATTGAGAAGAAAATAATCGGCTGGAAGAGCAAACGTATTGGTAGTGAAATTAGCTACCGTAGAAAAAGTATCGATAACTTCCTCGAGGCTTCTTGTGATATCAGCATAGCCCGTACCAGACTGCCGAATATTCTCCTTATTAATCTGGTAGTTATAGTCGTAGAAGTACTGGTCAAATATCTCGAGCTGTGCCTGCTTGGCATATAAATTAAAATCTGCTGGAGAGAGATACCCGAAATTATTCTTGTTCAGTATCGACAATACTGTATTTCTTACCGAATCTATCATAGGGACGCTTTTGACAAAGATAAATCAAAAAAAGGGGCCACAATTTGTGACCCCTTTTATGAAAGAAAAACTCTTTCTTAGAGTTATGCCATTGTTATAATCCGCATACCTTGAGGTAAGACCAACGGAATAGATACGTCTTTCCACTGTCGCTCATACGCGTTTACAATAGCGCTAGTTAAAGCGTTATGAAAAGCGTAAGAAGAAGCATCAGCTGTATGAGCTATTGCTATAGTATTTAAATTTCCTCCGACAGTTCTATCAACATAAGTAATAGCTTCTAGAAGACTAGTTGCGTATTCTACATCAGCTATTCCTGTGATGGGAAGCAAAATATCTCCATCATTGTCGCCTTCGCTATAAATATAGTAAGTGTCTGCATCAGGCACAGTAGGTGCAGTACTAATAATAGGAGCGCTAAGCGTAAGCTGAGTATCAGAGTCAACAGTAACAACCGTAGCTTCTTCAAAAACCCCATTTAGAACTACATCTCCAGGTGATACATCAGTTGTAAAACTAGTTCCTGAACCAACAAGTTTATTTGCGTCAGCAGCAAGCATAATTCGATACGCATCGCCTGTCTCAAAGAAGCCTACCTCTGCGTTAGCAATAGCTAAATTATCGCCATCTACGGTAGGTGTAGTAAGAACCGTAGTAGTGGCACCCGAAGTGATATTAACAACAACATCACCCGCTTCTACTCCATCATCAAAAAACGTTGCGGCTGTATCAACCAAAAAACCATCGGCTGTGCCACTAGTAGTGCCGTTAGCCAAAGGAACTGGACCGCTAGCAACCCCCGTTACTACGGGCAGGTTTGGAAGGATTAAAAACTTTTCCATAATCATTAAGCTACTACGATTCCAGAAACCGCCTTGACTGGGGATACCTCACGAGACACATTGGTCCAACCAGTGGCTAAAGCAAGGGCTAGCTCTTTCTGGATTTGATTACGCATATTAAAATTAACCTGGGCCGCAGACGTGATAGTTGCTGTAGTTCCTGATTTGTATGTAATAACGACATCAGTTGCTGTTGCGCTGGCAGTGGTAACGCTTAAAATACCGTTACAGCTAAGGAGTTGATTGCCTTTGCTCGTTACGGGGATACTTAGATACTTTTCCATTTGAAAAAATGTTTATGGATGAATAAAGACCAAAGATAGGTCTTTTAAAAAATTACTCTAGCTGCTTGTCAAGCATCTTCAAGACCTCGATACCGTCATCGCTCTGCAAGTAGGCCGCGATAGCGGACTTCGGGTCTTCACCAAAAGGAACCGTCATCATACGCTTCTTATTGGTCTTCAAGTTAAAGTGGATGTCGCGTCCGTTATTACGCATACCCAAAAGACCTTTGTCAAGGATTAATGACACCTTGCCGTACAGGTCCAAAGAGGGGTCTTCTAGCGCTTCCAAGAAGTCAGAAGGGTATCGCTTAGCTAAGATTAAGATATCGCGCTTGAGCTCAGCAGAAGACAGCTTACTAGGGTCAATCTCTAGGAGCACCCGAGCAATCATTTCCATCTCCGTCACACTCATCTTACGCGCAGCTACCAAAGCGTCCGCCTCGACAACCATATGGTCTAGCTCCTCCTGAGCGTCCTTCTCTTTATTGACTTCAGAAAAGGTAGAGCCTGAGTCAGGGTGCAGACTCAAAAAATGCTGTAGTACCTGGTTTTCTTTTGGTACCGAAAGGAACCCGTCTTCAAAGACGATTGGTTCTAAAATAAAGTTTCCGTCTTGCTCGTCCTCGAATGGAGTTTTCTGATTGCGAGCATACCGTAAAGCGCGATTGACTTGTCCGTCAAAATACATAAGCGGCTTACGAGAAGTGTTGCGGGAAGACAGCGTAAAGGTTAACGGTGCCACGTCGCGGTTAAGCTTGTAGATTTTGTCTACTAGTTGAGCTTGTTTTTTCATTTTATTGAATTAAGAATTTATAAGAAAAAGGGGAGGGGGTTTTACTGCCCCCTCCCTTTCAGAGATTAGTCACGGAACAAGAAGAAGTTGTTCGCACCGAGCGTACATACAGCTCGCTCAGACAGGAAGTTGACTTCCATAGCGTCGAGGTCGCTAGTACGTGCTCCACCAGCAGAACCAGTAATCCAAGTCTTGTAACGGCGGTCTTCAGTTTCTGAAGCGCGGTACCGAACGTGGAGGAAAGGTCGCTTAGCGTTCTTACCCATAATTTGGTCGTATACAGTTGTTGAACCAGCTGGCACCAACAATCCATCTACCTTACCGCCATTCAAACCACCGCGCATAGTTGGGTCGTTCAAGTACTTCCAATCAGACTTATAGAAGTCGTAACCACGTCGGAAGCCACGGAAGCCGAGGTTCAACGCCATCTCTTCGTCATTGTCAAAGAGACCGTACGAAGTACCACCAGTACCGTAAGAGTTCTGAGCAGCCAACATATCGTCGATAGCGAATGAGAAGTCACGGTTAACGAAGATTACATTCTCTTCGATAGAACCCTGCTTATCCAATCGCTGGATGATAGTGTCAAACTCAGCCAATGTAGTTGGAATACCTTGGAATACATTTCCTCGGTTGTTAACTACGTGGAACACACCTTCTGAACCAGCGTCTGTACTTCCTACAGCTCCACCAGTTGCCGCATTAGTAGCGTCACTTAAATAAGCCAAAGCTCCAGAGCCAGCAGCAGCAGGTACAGCTTCAATCATAGCAGTCTCCAAGTAATCGTCGAAACGAAGACGTGTCTCGTGCTCAGACTTCAAATACCATAGGTAGCCAGTAGCTCCGTTTTCAGAAGTTACTTCAACCCAACCGATTTGAGCCATATCAGAACCGTTGACAGCGTACTTGTCCTTCAAGATAATTGGCTTATTCTCAAAGAAGTTGTCCTCAGCTTCTAAAGAACCAACCATACCTGTTGTTCCTTTGGCAAACTCAGAACCATAAACGAAGATGCTACAAGCAGCAGACGCTTGCATACCAGCTGCCTGACCGCCAGCTTCATAGTAAGCTACGTTAATATTAAAAGCTCCACCAGCAACGGCGTCTACCTGAGTAATATAAGCTTTGTTATTAAGCGTAGCAGCTCCTGAGTTAGAAGAAATCATAATGGTTTGACCTACACGCAAAGCGCTATTAGTAGTGTTAGCAGGAAGAGTGATAGCCCACGTTGCCGTATCTGCTGCGTCAGCAGTTGCTGTAACACAAGCGTCATACTTAATATGCAAACGCCCTTGCTCAGCCCACTTGATGAGGTCAGAGTTAGAAGGCATCTCCGCTCCTACCATACGCAAGAAACCAGCGATAGTACGATTTCCGTAGCGCTCGAATTCTTTCTCGTACGTATCAGGAAGATACTGGTTTAAGAAATCAAAATTAGTGATATAATTTGACGCCAAAGCTTTTTGCTCTGGTGCTGGGGTTAAATCAAACCCAGGGTTTGTCAATACAGCCATTTTTTCTAGTTTTTAAATATTACACTCTACGGGCGCTTCTAATTTTTAGTCCGCGTCCCGAATCGGAATTTACATTCCGAATTTGCATTCCGTCCTTTCTCGATGTCTCAGGCACCTTTCGCGAATCCATATTTATGTTCTTGGATTTACGACTGATGTTTTCGACTCCGTCAGCTTTGC